CACATCCTCAAACCTACCTGTTTCATCTAATGATGTAATTACTGAGGCGTCTTTTTCGAACTCGACTGTGTACATTTATTAAGCTCCTCTCTTTCTTTGGCACGTTGACGCTCTTCTTTTGTCATGTGCCTTATTTCTTTTGAAATACCTTTTCGTTTATCTACGAACCATTCCTTAACCTCTGTCATTTGTATCTCCTTGAACACAAGTCAAACGTATACCTACTCTTTGTTCTGGTGGCATTGAGTGATATAACATATCATATTCAGCAAAACATTCGTACATGTCAGGGTACTCACCCACCTTGCGTACTTCAGGTTCGCCATTAAATATCCATATGAATACGAGTGTCCACATTAGAACATAGGATTCATCAGGCTGAACTTCTCATACCATGACAAACCCTCCAATGCCAACCACATACCCACAGGCACACCTAGTATAAAGAATACACACACTAGGAACGCCCATCCTAATCCTTTTGTTGTACAGTAATGCTCACTCATCGGTTGTACGCCTGTAATGCTGCCCATGAGTCAGGGTATAAGTTACCCATCTCAGTGCTTATATAATTAGCAACCAGACGTGCCTCTTCCTGTGAGTCCTCACTCTGTCGTAGTCTGCACATATCTGACCAAGCATCTAGGCTACCAGACCAGTACCATTCTGTCATCATACTCTGTGGTAATACCATACGTGCTTGCTCTGGTGCTACACCTTGCTCAAGCAAATCATTATATGCCTTTTTACACCACACCTCATGCTTCGCAAGCGTACTAATCATACGATAGGATATTGAAACCTCACCACTGCTGCCTTGCTTCTTATCATCTGCACGTCCTCTCCATGTATTAGGACTGTGAAATGTAGGCTGTTCGTCTACATACCTACGGCTTATCTCATTCCATCGTAGGAACTTATGTTTAACTAGTTGTCTCGCAATAAACACAGGGGCTTTAACATGAAACGTAGCAAAGCAATGTCCAAAGGGTGACATGTGTCTATTACGTGCAAGATATGATATAAGTATACTATCATTCACAGTGAGCTTGTTGTCACTATCCCACTCACTCTTCTTGTTAAAGCTGACACGAGCAGCGTTGACTACAGTCAAGTCACTGCCCATGCTATCTATTAATGTTACATCTATCATACCATGTACCTCGCTGTCTTGTATTCCAGTTCACAATGGACAACACCATGCCATCCACTTAGTTTGTTCTTCACGACATTCAAGTGACGTTGTGTGTCCTCTTCCTCTTGCCCATCTACTACAGGGTTTTTGGCAATCAGTATCATAAGATCAGCCTCTGCTGCTTTACCTGTGCGTGAACCTTCCATCATGGACTGGTTGAGTAGAACCTTGCCCTCTGCATCAGCAGATAGCTGAGACATGTAGAAGATAGCACAGTTATGTGCCTTGGCAATCTGCCGAGCATAGATAGCATTAGCTTTCAGAGCCTCGTCAGGTCTAGCAAAGCCACCTGTTCTGGCAAACTTGTCACCCATATCAAGCACCACAATGTCAGGCTTGTATGACTTGCATACTGACTCCACCCATGCCATGTCACGATCAGATGCATCCTTGATCTTGATATTCTTTTTGACTGCATCGTAAACGTCACGTGCTCTGGCAGGATTGTTCTTGACTTCCTGCATTGTCATACCTGTAGCTGCTGTAAGATACCTAGCACCAACACGGTGAGAGGCTTCTTCGTTACATAGTATAACACATCGTGCACCTTGATGGGCAAACCCATTAGGAGAGGCGATGAGAGAGGCATGGAATGAGGTCTTACCTGTATTAGGTCTAGCACCTATCTCAATCAGGTGTCCTGCATTTACGCCCTCTACCTTACGTGTCAAGCTAGGGATGTTGAATGTCCACTGTGATTCCAAATCATTCTTGGCAAGCAGTGTGTCAATTTCAATGTCATCCCACTCAATGTTTAGATCGGGTGTGAAGTCATCTGCATATCGTTCAAGCAAATCACGTAGTGGTTCGAGACTGTTCTTGTCACCATTCACATAGTCAAAGCCAAGGTTTGCAATGTCCTCACCCACTACCTGTTGGAACAGTTTGGATAGCACCTCTTGTGCTACGTCACCACCCATAGGTGACTCACGTTTAATCTGGTTGAACAAAGAACCATACGCCTGTTTCTGTGCCGTTGTAAGTGTGGGATTGTTTGACATGAACAGTGCCTCAATCTCATCTGGTGTAACTGTACGTTCATAGCGATCCATAGCCTTGTCGATGGCTTGCTTGATCTTACGTACATCTTTACTGAATAATCTGTCAGGGCATTTAGCACCACGATGGTCATCGTAGAACTCTCTGTCCATCAAGCTTCGTATTAATGATAATTCCATTTATGTTTCTCCTAGTGTGTTTAAGTTTTCTATGTCGGTAGGATTACGATATTTTAGGTCATCTGTCAAACGTAATACCTTCACGTTATTTACATAACCACGTAACTCTTTAGCAAATTGCAGTGTCTTGGGTAATGCATCAGGGTCAAGTGCAATGATAACCGTTTCGAACTGTGATAAGTACTTCTTATGTACCTCAGAGAGTGACGTACCCAACACTGCTACCCCGACATATACGCCACTCTCCGAGCATCCAGAACCGTCTGTCGCACCTACAATAGCTGCACTCACACAGTCCTCAACGACTACTGCCGTTGTACCACATCCATGCACATAAGGCAAGGGATTTTTTCCATATCTTTTCCACTTAGGTAATTTTTTTCCTAGTGCTCTGCCTGTAGCGTCCACCATAATATTGTTATGGACTACAGGAAATACGACACGATCTTCTTTTACATCATACAACAAGTCCTGTTCCACAGACCACAGTCTCCACTTGTAGCAGAAGTCAGAGATACGAATGTAACTCTTGACTATCCACTCAGGTTTCTGAAAGGGTACTGCTTCTGTTTCTTGTGCGGTGCTACCCAGTGAGTTACGTATGTCATCTGTAGTTAGATGCACACGTGACCCACCAGACACACTACAACCTGCCTTGTAACAATTCCACATAAGTTGACCCATGTTATTAGTAGCAGTGAACGTCTTAACTCCACCACAAACAGGGCAGTTAGTACGTTTAGTATCACCATTACTAATGTCTAGATCACTTATGTATTGTTTTATATTCATTATATATCACTTTCCATGTTACTCGTTACACTCGATTGTACATATGTATCTCTCTGTGTCAAGGCATTATTTGCACTTTCATATGTATGTTTCATATATGGTTTCACAGAAGACACATGTGTATGCCCAGTCACTGCCATAATCTGTGGCAAAGGCACACCCTTGTCTACCATTTCTGTTACACCAGTCCTACGTATGTCCATAAGGCGTAGTTCCTCTGACAGTTTAGCCAGTCTCATTACCTTACGTCCAACCTTGGACAGTCTCTCCATAGCATACGGCTCAAACCTACCGCCTCTGGGCTTTGGATGAGGTGCTACCCACTGTTGGAAACCAAAGTCAGCTTTCTGTTCTAGCAGCATAGCATTGAGGTTGTCACTGATAGGTAGAAATACCTCTGCTCTACGCTTGCTTTGCTCCAGAGATAGCTGTTGGTTCTTGAGGTCAAGGCAATCCCATGTAAGATTACGCATGTCTCCAAGCCTCTGACACCACTCGTATGCCATGTGTACAATCAGTCCTAAGTTGCGATACTCAAAGTCACTGTAAGCTACGTCAAGGAACTTGTTGACTTCACCATGTGTCCAGACAACCTTACGCTGCTGATTTCTCTTACGTTTGATCTTGGCAAATGGGTTCTGTTCTGCGTGTTCCATTTGTATAGCATAGTTGTACACTCTACTAGCACAAGTAGCCGTATGGTTAGCAAAGCTGATACCACGTGACACCCATTCCTCATACGCAGCCTTGGCAATCTTAGGTGTAACATCCTTGTACTTCCTACACCCCATCGTCTGATGTAATATGGTGAGGAAATATCGGTAGTCGATCTTTGTGGACTCACGTAACATATTGAAATCATTAGAAGAATAGTAAAAGTTTATCAGGTCAGTAACCTTGCCGCTTGGCTTGATGTTTACAACCTTTGCCTGTTCCTCTCTCCAATCGTCAATCTGTTTGTTTAACTCCTTTGCAAGCTGTTTACTTACACGTAGATCATTACCTAATTCTTCACGTGACACAACACCTGCGTTGACAAGTTTCTGTGGTGGATTGAAGCGATACGATGTGTCACCCGAAAGTGACACTCGTTTCTGTACAAATCTAGGCAGTGCTACCATTAAGCCCTC